TAGACATAGTATATAACAAAACCCGACCAAAAAATGGACGGGTCGTACAGTTCTATTATTGGCACATAGACCAATCCCCTCCACTTATTAGGTGAAGGGGACCTTGGTTTTAAACTCCTTGATTGTTTTTATTCGGTAAGAATGTGACGGCAGAACCTCCTTGCGCTACTATCTATAATTTCGCAGTCAGAAATACATTGAAAGTAATCGGTAACCTGATCCCTTGTCTCCTCGTTAGTTGACTTTTCGTCCCATTGCCATGATGCCAGTTCGTTCCGTGATAAAAGGTCTTTCATAATAATCTCCGTATCACTGTATTATATAGTCTACTTTGTGTTAGTTTACTAACATTTGTATATTTGTAATCTAACTAAACATCATTTTGATGAACAATTTATATTGAATACCATTGATCTTCTGTGACCCTCATTGTCGAAGGGTTTTACATAATGGTACAAATTTCCAGGAATAATGTACAGTCTTCCGACTATGGCATCTATCGTAAATTCAGAAGTAAATTCACTAGAATTATTTGATGAACACAGTGCAGTATGAGTAAATGCATCAGTTCTGACCAGTGTCAGTCCTTTAGAATTTTTTGGTACTTCAACATAGTATACTCCAATAAGATCTAGTTTCCCATGATTATGAATTACATTATAAGCACCGGGCCCATTCTCTAATAACCAGGATAATATTCTATCAACAAACAAGTTAGTATGATTTGTCTCTAAGAATTCGTTAACAAACTCTTCAGTAAGATCAAATATTTTCTTTATATGTTCAAACTCGGTTCCAGGAACAAACTGTCCGTCAACATAACTATACACTTTAGAATGCCAACCACAAACATTAGTTTTCTTAACACCAGAATCCTCATTCCTAAGATTAATAAAATCGGATCTGACGCCCTCATTATCTACAAGAGGAGTTAAATCAGTAGACACGATAAAACTAGGAAATAGATTCTTATCGAGAAGACAATCTGAAAATTTACTCATACCTTTCTTGAGAACCCTTTAAACTTCTCGAATCGAATGACTTGATCGAACTTATCTTCGATGCCATCCTTGTGAGAAATAACGAACACATTTGTATTTGGTTGTCTATACCGAATGATTTTCATGAAGTCATCTGACCCACTCCCATCCAGACTACTGTCACAAACCTCGTCTAAGATCATCAGGTTAGTATTGACAGAGTTTTTAACTCTAGAGATTTCTCTCCAGGTAAAGAGTAGAGACAAGTCGATTCTCATCTTCTCACCTTCACTAAAAGATGCGTAGGAGAAGTCTTCATGAATCGGAGATTCAATCGTCTCGTTAAATTCTTCATCAAGTTTGAAGTTGATATAGAAGTCCATCATCTGGAGGTAGTTATTTACCTGTTGGTTGATGAGAGGAAGATACTTCTTAATAATCTTTGCCTTGACTCCACCGTCTTTAAGAAGACTGTATACGAAATCATGGTAGGAAATATTCTCTTTCCGTTTAGTAAGTTCATCGTATGTTTGGTCAAGTGTACTTCTTAAGGTTTCTAACTTTTCATGTTCAGTATTTCTGTTCTGGATCTGACTGGTAACAGTTTGAATTTCTGATTCCAGTCCCCTAACCTGTTTCTGTAAGCTAGAGATCTGTACATTGAAAGAAGAAATTTCATTAAGTACTTTTGTAGTGTCCTTGGTGAGTTGATTAAATTGTGATTCTCTCAACTCTTCGTCTTTAATTGCACCTTGGAGTTGTTCATACCCCTCACGCAACTCTTCTGCTTTATTTTGAGAATCACTAATTCTATTTACACGGAATGATTCTTCAATGTCCTGGTCACAGGTAGGACAAACCGTATTTTCACTGAAGAATTTATGTTCTTTTACGATAGTCTGTATTCGTTGTGACAATTTACCTTTGACATTACCAAACTCACGAAGTCTTTGTTGAACTCCTTCAAATTTTTCTAAAGATTTATTGAGTTCTGCAAGTCTATCTTCTTCAGTCAAACTTTTCTTGAACAAATTTTCAATTTCTAGATTGATAGAGTTGATACTATTAGTCTTTACGGTAATGTCGTCTTTACTTTGACTCTCAAGTTTATCGATAAAGTCTTTTTGCATATCGACTTTATCTTGAATTGATTCTTTCTTCAACTGTAGAGTCTTTGTCTCTTCACGAATGATACGAATCTTAGATTTGATTAGGTCATTCATCGATGAGAAGATTTTAATATCAAGAAGATCTTCTACAACTTCTCTACGACTAGATGCAGGTAGTTGCATAAAGGGTACAAAGGTAGAAGAACCCAGAATCACAATCTGGGTGAAACTCTTATAGTTCATCTTGAGAACATTCTGTTCTAACCACTTCTGTTGGTCTATCGCAGAGTGTGATTGATCTAACTCCTCACCATTACGAGTAATCTTAAAGATGTTTGGTTTGATACCACGTTGAATTTTCCACTCTACACTATTGACATCAAACTCAATCTCAACAAGACAACCCTTCTCATTTGTAGAGTTGATAAGTTGTGCCTTATTAATCTTACGAAATGACTTTCCATACAAGACGAATGTCAATGCATCAAGAATAGTTGACTTACCTGCACCATTGGCTCCAATGATTAAGGTGGTTGCAGTCCCATCAAGAATAACTTCGGTTGGTTGATTACCAGTAGATAAGAAGTTACACCAGGAGATTTTCTTAAAGGTTATCATATTCTTCGTCAGGTGGAATTACAATGTCATTGGGGGTGATCACAGTATAACGGTGATCGTGCATTTCACAAGTTTTTATCATTACTTCATCATCTACTTCTAACACAGTCATCTCAGGATAACCAAGTTCTTCTAATTGCATAGAGTATCTTGTAGCATCATCCTCTTCCATAAAGATGTAAAGAACCTGTTCTCCATCTTCATCAATAACAGAATATGCTCCTTCTTTTTCCTTACCTACGACTGTGATAATATGCATCAAATAACCTCACATGCTTCCTGATATATTTCCTTTATCAGGGATTGAATTAATGGTTTATTTAACTCGGTTTCAGACTCGTCAATATACCTACTTAAGATAGACATAGTGTCTTCTGATTCTTCTGCTTCAAACTCTTCACTCTCGATGAGTTGAAAGTTCTCTACAATCTTAAGGTCTGCAACACCAGTTGCATAAAGTTTGTCAATGAATTTTTCAAACTTCTTGATGTCACTTTTCTTTCTTACGATGACCTTGACGATCTTATTCTCATACTCTGTAGTATTGAATGTTTGATGGTCGGTATCTTCGTAGTAGATGTTATAGAAGAGTCTGTGAGGATTATTTACTGGAGTGTGTTCTAGAGATTCTGTATCAAAAAGAGTGAAACCTCTGGAATCTTTGACATCACTCCAGAACATTTCATAGGGATTACCGAGATAATAAACGGTCCCATTGTCGGATCGAGTGTGATAATGTCCCGAGAATACTTTTTTGAACTTATCAAAGGATCTACTGTCGTGGCCATGGTCCATGACGATTTGGCTGTTGACTTTGAATCCATTGAGTTCAAGGTGTCCCATTGCGACTGAACACTTGGTCTTACTGATAATCTTATTGGTTTCTTTTTGGTTGTCTTCATTGATCCAAGGAATAAAGAGAGTTTTAAGACCGCCCAGTGACACCTCTGTAGGAGAAGAATAAACCTCAACATTATCATATTCTTTCAGTAGAAGATCTACTGCATTAACTTCGTTTGTGTTCTTGTAATATGCGTCATGGTTACCAACCATAAGATGCATTTTGATACCTCTTTCTTTAAGAGGGTCGAACACAACTCTCTTGGACCACTTTAGTGCTTTGAATTCAATACCCTTACGACTATCAAATGCATCACCCATATGTACTACAGTATCGATACCTTCCTTTTCTAGAGTAGGAAAGAAGATATCATTGTAGAACTTTTCAAAGTAATCGTGAAAGAGTTTAGAGTTTTTACGAGCACCATAGTGTGTGTCGGTTATGATACCAATCTTCATTACTATTCCTTAACTTCCCAAGACCCACCAACACCACCATCTAGATTGACAACAATATCTTGTGGTTCAACAGGGGTATATGGGTGTTGAGGTTTGTGTTCCCTATCCATAGGGAGAGATCCAGTCAAATCTCTACGAGATTGATTTTTGATAACGATGAAACAATCTTTATTGTACTTACGAGTACCGATAGGTGACTGCCACTTTCTGTTGTACTCTTCACCAACATCAATACCTGAAACTTGAGTACCACCAAGTTCTACAGTAATCTCGTCATCTACGGACCAACCAAGTTTTTCAACATAACCAGCAACTAGTTCATTGATAGTTGGTTCATCTAGAATACGCTCTTCTGGGTCAAGACTCCCATTCATAATCAACCACCTCTCAGTTTTTGATGCACTGCATCTTTGATGCTATTATAGTCAGAGTAGTTACCACTGTCAAGTTCATTGGAATCAAAGACCTCATCGAAGTCACTCTTCTCAAGAATCTTGTTTTTAATTTCTAGTTGCTTCTTCTCTTGAGAAATCCTTCTCAGGAAAGCATAGTAGATAATCTGAGTGAAGTATGCAAAGGGATTCTTTGACTTCTCTGGATTAAAGTTATGAATATATCTTACACAGTTCTCGATACCATCACAAATCATATCATCCTTGAACATGTAGTTCACGAAGTTAGGTTTGTATGATAGATGGTTTGCAATCTTCAGGAAACATTCACCAATATACCTAGGAATAACTGGTTTGGGTTGGTCATTAAGCTTTGCTGTTGCAACCTGTGCAAAGTAATTCTCAAGAGCATTCAGAAATTCCTTATTGTTTACATAGTGCTCTGTACTTCTTGGTTTTGGCATAATGGTTTCAAGTCTTTAACCCGAATAATGTGTTGTACTTATTATAACATGATCTTATCGGTTCGACAAGTGTTGACAAGAATACAAATGCCACATAGACTAGGCTTGTCCCGGTTGATAGATAAGTTATAGGTTCTTAGAGATTATAGAGTTTCTCTAGAACTTCTTTAGCATCATGAACATTAGAAATGTAACCCATCTTTCTATCTAACTTCTGAAAGTTACCTTTAGTAGACTTTCTTATGTACTCTTGATAGTTCATAATCATTTCTAGATTTTCAGATTCAGACATTGTAAGAACATCATCTAGATTAATTACAAACAAATCTTCATGAGAAGTCTTTAACCATGGTTCAAACTTATACCCAGTAACAGAACCTCTACTCTTCACAGGTTCTATCATAATAGGATTTGATACTATCAACATAGTCCTATCATCTTCATCAGATGCTGCTACCTTGGCAAATATCTCATCACCACATTTAAGTTTTATAGTACAATAAAAATCATCTTCAATCATATACTCTCCTTGTTTAGTCTTTTATATCAATAGTTAAAATATCGTAGTTGAACTGTTCAGAAACATAAATTTTGATACGCTCAATAAAATGATTCAGTGTATAATTTTTTCTTGAGTTAATTGTAAAGTCATCAGCAATGTCATAAAGTTTTGCACTCACTTTATCTTTGCCTTTACGTAGGACTCTACCAATACTCTGTAAGTTCCGAATACGAGATTTTGATGGAGAGGCAAATATTACATTGTGTAGATTTTTAATATTAATACCGGTGCTGAATGTTCCGTATGATGCAACAATGATAGCGTCTTGTTGTGATTCAGTAATAAGTCTGACCTGTTCCCTATCTTCTGCACCAACACCACCGTGAATAAAGAATACTCTTCTTCCTTCACTTACCTTATTATTTATCATCTCATATAAAATTGCACCATGAGATTCAACACGACTGAATAACACAAGTGTGTTACCTTTCATATCACAAGACAAATTAGTAATAAATTTATTTCTTATCTCGTTAGAGATAAGATGTTGTATCTCATCTTCGTATGTATCAAACTTCTTTGGTTTATACTTCAATACAAGACATTGAATATCAAGTGTTGCAAGATGACCTTCATCAATTAGTTTCTTTGTTCCAGTAACTTTATACGATGGTCCAAACAGTCCCTCTAACACCCACTTATGGGTCTGTGTCCCGTCTAATGTTCCTGTGAATCCATATCTATACTTTGCATGATGTAACTTGTCCATAATCCCTACAAGAGACTTAGACTTAAACAAGTGTGCCTCATCACCAATGATGACATCATAATCCTCAAAGAACTTCCTATCTAACTGATAAACAGACTGCCAGGTGGTAATAGTCACTTCATTCGTATTGACCCTCTCACGTCCTGCGTAGATACGGTGACAGTGGTTCTCTGGATCCCAACCATAATCCTTGAAATCTTTATACATCTGTTCCACAAGAGATGTAGTAGGAACAACCAATAGAATTTTATTACCTTTTGCTACATGGTATCTGACAATAGTGTAAATCATAAATGACTTACCAGATGCTGTAGGTGATATCAATAACTTACGATTATATCTTAACGCATCATAAACCGCTTCTATCTGATAGTCTCTCGGTTCAAAATGAGTAATGGACTTCATGTAGTCCTTGACACCACCTAACGATACAAAGTCATTGACTTCAAATGGTAATCCGTAAAACTTATTATTTTCAAACTTATATGTATATCCGTTGTTCTCACAAAATGCTACAATCTTATCCAGAAGACCCACATAGATCCTCTTTGTCTTCATATTATAAAGATGTATCTCACCGTTCCAATGCCTGCTTCTATACTGTGGCATGAACTTCTTTGATTCCACTTCAAAGGTAAAGCGGTCTCTGAGTTCATATTCTACATGTGGTTCGGTTGTTATTTTTAGATATACTTCGTTTACCTTCTCAATTGTCAAATGAGACATGATGTAACTTTTCAGTTACTATTATTTATTACATATTGTCAAATCTATGTTCTAATATAATTCTATAAAAATTATCTCTCATCATGATAAGTTCTTCTTGTTCTCGGGCATCACCACCAGGCCATCTCTGAACTGCCTGAGATAAACCTGTGTGAATGAGACGAACACCTTCTATGGGTAATTCTATATGGTAGTAACCTTCCTCATCCATTAACCTGCTCCAGATGTGAACCTCATATAATCAATTGAATTTTTAATCTGATATGTTCTATTAGTTATCTGTTTTAAAATCTCTTCGATATACTTTAACATGACATCATAATATTCGATCTTTAACGAAACTCCTGAGAGTTTCTCATCTGCGTCAAGATACTTTGACATAGTGTCTTTATCTCGGATCTTTTTGGGAAACGGATTTTCGATATAAACATCTGGATCTGCCTTACCTGCGTAGAATTCATATCTCTCATGACGAATGTTCTTCTTCTGTTGTTCTGCTTTCTTCCTCAACAACATGAGGTTATTATAAATGTCATAATATTTTGCATGTAGAACAGGAATGTTTATGGATTCTGTATGTAAGTTATCAATATCAATTTTAGAATCCTTTTCCCACATCTCTTGGATTCCGGTCAAGTCAATCATTTAACAACAATCAAATGGTTCTATAGTATAGTTAAGATACTTGAAAGTGACATCAGCTGTCAAGTATTCCACATCGGTCAATGTTGAGTCAAAGTTAATGTCAGAAAGACTAGTAGGAAACATGTCTAAGAATTTGACTACAAACAGTGGTGTATTTATTGCACTAAGTATCGTTAGAGTTCCATCCGAAGTTAAGTTAATCTCACTTCGTTCTTCTTTAGGAATATCCCAAGAGTTTTGGAACTCATAAATCTCATTTAAACTATCTGGAAATCCAAGACCCCTCATCCAGTTTTGGATTTGCATATAGTTCTCAAGATTTTGATCGATCAAAAATCTGATTCTTAAATCATTAAAATCTAAGATATCACCAACTCTAGGTATCATCTTTAGATAACTAGGTTGATCTGGAGAACCGAGTGTAAATCCAGGAACATTAATTGCGTTACCGAAAAAACCAACCTTATCAGCTTTTGCTACTGAAAATCTAAATCCAGTGGCCTGTAAGAAGTTTCTATCAGTAACTTGTCCTGCAAATGAGTTTGTCATTATTCGTTAATTACGACTCCAGAATATCTGTGATGTTCCTCATTAGCATCTCCCTCATTATTGAATCGTTTTCTTTCAGAAAACATTTCTGTCCACTGATTATTACCTTTATAGTAGACTTCTTTATTGCAAACGAGTTTCTTAATATGAGATGCCATGGGTTTAAGGCAGTAATGTATTATTTATCAGAGACCTGCGGCATCAAGTCTTGCTTTAAGAGCAGCATTTTCTTCAGACAGTTCTTGTACTGCCTTGACAAGTGGAACTACGAACATTTCATAACTTACACCTTGAATCTCATCTACATCTTCAGGACCTACATGCCAACCAGCAAAGTTATCACCATTATGGTTGTCCATTGATGCCTTAACTTCTTGTGCAATAAATCCATACATTTTTTCACTGTAGTCTGCTTCACTCACGTTAGCATTATAATCAGCCAAACTAGGATCTAATTCTGAGGGTGCTTTCCACTTATATGTAACAGTACGAAGCTCCTTAATAAAAGCGAGACCAAGGTTGTTATTGGTTTCAATGTCTTTTTTTAGACGAACATCCGAACTACGAGTCCAACTTGCATTGGAAGTAAATTGATTATAAACACGGTGACTTGCTTTACCAAATGTGAAATAGTTATCCCCGATACCATCAATATTATTACCAATAACAATTCTCTGACCAGCATTACCAGCTCCAGGATCAGTACCATCCCCAATTATTACATTATTACCACCTGTGGTAATACTACGACCAGCATCGAAACCAATACAAGTATTATCGCCCCCCGAAGTGATTCCACCACCAGCATTATATCCAATGCAAGTATTGTTGGAAGCGCCGTTCATCGCGTCGAGAGCAAGACCACCTACAGCAGTATTGTAACTGCCAGTAAAATTATCTTCTAAAACTTTACGACCTACCCCAGTATTATAAATGCCAGTGGTGTTACCTTTACATGCATTTTGACCAACAGCAGTGTTATCTGAACCCGTACAATCTTCTAAAGCTTTTGAACCAACAGCAGTACAACTATTACCAGCATTAAGACTAGTCAATGCTTCATAACCAACAGCAGTACTATCATTTGCTGTAGTATTTGCATCCAATGCATACGAACCAAATGCGGTATTTCGTATTCCAGTTGTATTTGCATACATTGCATTAATGCCTGCAGCCGTATTGTTAGAAGCTATATTGTTAAAAAGAACCTGGTATCCAATAGCAGTATTTGCAGTTGTAGTGATGTTGTTATAAAGAGTTTCATATCCAATAGCCGTGTTTTGACCAGCAGTAGTATTGAGCCTCAGTGCATTATCACCAAAAACAGTATTAGTTGAAACGTTACCCGGACCACGACCAATTGTTGCAGCCTGGACGATAGCCCCGTATTGCATATTGACAACACCAGCGCTGTCGATGCGCACCCGCTCAGTTGGTGATGATGCACCATCCGCAGTAGTGGAGAACACTAGGCGGCCTGGATAATCATTTGCTCCAGAATCAGCGTCTGCGTAACATTCAATACCAGCATAACTAGCATCCGTATTGTCTCCAAAATTGATAAGACCTATCTGGTTATTAACACCGAATGCTGCTTGTCCCCTTTGCAAGGAAATATGACCGGCTCCTGCGGGCGTGTTTGGATACCCTTGAATAACAATAT